CTATTTAAACGTACCATAAGGCACGACATTGCGTCGATTTGACTCCTCGCCGGCTGCTACATAGCGACGCACACCACTACGGCTAACGTACGATACCCAAAAGTAACCGTCAGCAATATAGATCGAATCATAGTTAAATTGCTCGCTATAAGTGTAAGTAGCCACAATTTTACCGTCAAGACTAGGCTTGTCTCGAACATTGAGCAAAGACACTTTAACAGTCATTGTCCCTTGCTCGTCTTTGTATTTTCCAAGGTTGCCACTGCTTGCCTGTGTTGCCACCGCAGTAGAGTCGCTGTAAGGTGGATAGAACCAACCAACAAGATTGCTGATTTGCTGGCTAGCATATTGAGCAGGACCACCGACAGACAGATTACCAACAAGATTTTGCTCAATGGTTTGGACTGCATTGCCACTAACACCGATAATCAAACCCGTATGCCCATAGTTGACACCATCACTGGCCCAGTAATCCTTGACAAAGATAGCCCCTGGACGTGGACGTTCTGAAGTAGGCATGTAATGCACCTCAAAGCCGTGTTGCTTGGCTGACTTTATCAAATCAATGGCATTGCCCCACAAAGGCTTGCCGAAGAATTTTCCGCAAATCCAGTTAGGCAAGTCTACACATTGATTACCGTACCAACCATCATAGTCTACACCTTGTCCACGGTTGGCTAGGTCTTTGGCAAAATTAACTACTTCATTTACTGTTGTCATTTTCTTCTCCCTTCCAACTATCATTCATCTGTTTTACAGCTGATTCAATAAAGGTTTCCAACTGTGTTTCGGTCATGTAAATGTTGTATTTGGCAAGCTGGCTATTTATACGACGCTTAGCCATGTCTAACTTATCAACATGATGCTCTTGGTCTAGTTTCGTAATCTGCTCAACAGCATTAACCGCACTCCGTGCCAAAATCTCTGTGATTTCAATGGCACGTTTACCGCCTTTGGTTAACAGATATTTTTTGACCTCGTGGACAATCATACCTCCGACAATACCAAAAATACCTGTCGCTGTGCCCAAAATAAGCTTTGTTAAATGTTCCATGTTTTACCTCCTACGGCATCATACGTTGGTCTCTTACCTCTACTTTGAGCTCTGAGACCTGCTCTTTTAAATCCGCTATATCATTACGTGTCTCACTGGCCAAATTATTGACAGCAGTTGTCAAATGTTCCATGTGACGCTGATTGTCGCTAGCGATTTGACGGTTAGTCTCCATCAAAGCGTCATTGGTTTTCTGAAAATTATTAATCAATCGCTTAACATGGGCATTTTGACTGACAACCATTGAGACAAGCATAATCGCGAGGATGACGACAACCACCCCCGCAATTTTATCTATAGTCCAAGAGGCTTTGATTGCCTCTCTAATGATGTCTTGTCCTGGCATAGGCTATGCCTCAACGGTCGGATCAGACCAATCCGGATTTCCATTCTCATCAAATTTCATGATGTAAAAATCAGCCTTAAATAAATCGGCGACATTAATAGATGTCGAAATACCTCCCCATTGCGTGTACGCCCAAACAGACTCAACGTCTACATATTGACGACGGCCATCAACGACAGCTGGACGTTTCTGCACGTCGCGGTACATGTAAAAATCCTGAGTTGCTGACTTGCAACGGATAAATTCGCCATTCTCTTTCATGTAAACTAACGCTGTTGCCAAGTCAAAAGGTTCAGTGATTGTTGATAAGTCGAGTAATGTGTTGTTAGTAGTTTCTGTCATGATGATTATTCTCCTTCGATGATTTCGTCCTCTGGTTTAGTAGCTTCATCCAGTTGCTGAGTTAAGTCAGTAATTTCTGCCTGCAGATTAGCGATGGTCTGCTGTGCCTCAGTTAGTTGCACAGCAAGCAAGTTTTTCGTCGTCATTTCCTCTGACAGCTTTGTCACTAAGTCATTATTCGTCAAGCGTAGCGCTTGAGTAATTTGTTCTTGATTCATGATTCCTCCTATAAATTTAATTCAAATTTCCAGTTGTCCCGTCTAGCTTTTATGTGTGTGCGAAGCGCTGCGTTGAACTCAAAATTGTTGTAAATAATGTGATTCCAAATGTCCCATAAAGCTGCCACTGCTGTATCCAATCGGACAGGCTTCGAATTTTTATCCGGAGCCACAAAGTGCTTAGACCAAATTTCGGACTCTGCGTTCATGTTAGCTGGGACTATACGTTGAGTGACAGAATTGATATTCCAACCGACATCACCTTGTGCGTGTCTTAATAGCGTGTTATCTCCATAAATCCGCACATTATCTTCTGTGTTTATGTTGTTTGTGTTTTCTACAACAATCCCTGCAAATGTTGCCGAATTGAAAACTTCTCCTCCGTTTCGGTTGCTCCCGATGATTGTTCGCGAGTAATTCCCTTCGGTTTCGAATTTTATAAATTGAGTAGGGTGTCCAGTATAGATACGTCTTATTGCAGCTACGTTTGTGTAAAAGTTGATTTTACTTTCGTCGAAATTGACATCCATACCACCGTTGAGAGCCTCAGCAATACCGCCAGTAATCTGCTTAGCTGACACAGCCACTGCTTGCACTGCTGTCAAAAACGCATCCTTGGCAAATAACTTCTTCAGGTAGGCTTGGTTTGCGACTAACCCGTTGAAGAAAGCTTCATCGAATGCAATTTTTGACCCATCGATAGAACCCGCTTTAATTCGTCCAGATGCTAAATAGCCCGACGTAATCTTTCCAGCATCTAAACCTGCAATCTTAGCGGATGTGATGACACCATCTTGTATATATGTCTTTGTTCCTACGCTTATTAACCCCTCGTTGATTCGGACAGAGCCGTCCGAATTAAGGTTTATCTGACCCAACACATCGCCAGCCTTTGTCAAATTTTTAATCGCATAAGACCCAGCAAGCGTGCTGACCTGTGTCTTAAGCCCGTTAGTGCCAGATACCTCCTGCACCAGACCTTGCGCTGTCTGCGTAACCTTGCTGACATTATCCAAAATGCTACCTGCCTCACCGACAGCGCCGATAGTGCGAGTGTGACTGTCGACTGTGTCATTAACAGCGTGTAGAGCTGTGACAGTGGCAAGGTCTTCAGGCGCTGGTGTCCAGTCTGTTGACAAAACTCCAAATTCTAATTTCGGATTGCTGACTTTGACACTACCTTCTGCCTGTATCCACAATGTCGGCGAATAAAATTTGGTAATACTTTTACCTTCAGGGACAGTGAATGTCTGACTAATTCGCTT